ACTGAAAAACAATTGGGTGGTTGTCATAGCGGATCACTGTCTAGTCTATATGGCTCTCTGAAATACAATATTCGTCCTTTTAAAGTATTGATTACTTCAAAAAATGAGTATAGTAAATGTTTCGCCTTCGGGTTGAAAGGGAACTATTATTTGGTTCCTCGGCACGCCTTTGGAGATCAGTTAGTTTCGGGGTCGACAGTGATATTGTCGAAAAACTCTGACACCAGCTTTTCTCAGTATAGTGAATTTGTCTTGCAAGATAGAAATCATGCGCATCTAGCGCCTGATTATGTTGTGATTTACTGTACTGAAAGCAACTGCCGTGATGTTTTGAAACATTTCTCTGACGAAATTGTTCCTATGCAATCAGCAGAAGCGATGATTGAAGGGGAGCATATTGTTGCGAGTTATATGGAGGAACTGGTGGTCTCTGATACCCATTTAGGGAATATAAAGCATAAACATGTTCTTGCATATGAGTGGAATCGCCACGGTAAGGGTAAATGTGGTCTACCGGTGTTGTGGAAGAATGCTAAGAACGATTGCGTTATTGCAGGTGTACATATCGCAGGAATATCTGGCAATTTGTCAGCTTTCAGTAGTTACTTGACGAAGAGTAAGCTGGAAGATGCGATAGACTTGATCGAAGTTCCTTACATGGAGTGCCACTCTGTTAGTATCTTCGATGATGACATCTCAGCGCCACATTTTCGCTCTATAGTTAGATATGAGGAATTCAGTGCGCCTGAATATTTAGGCAATGTAGGAACTGATAAGACGTTTAACCAGAAGTCTTGTCTTGTGAATACAGAAATGCATGATTCTATCAGGTGGCAATTGGACGATGTGTATGGTAAACAGGAATATACCAACTACTCTCGTCCCTTGATGAGTGCAGCTAAAATCGGAGGAGAGTATGTGAACCCTTATAATGTTAATTTCCGTAAATTTGCACATAATAAGGAAAAGCTAGACCTTGAAGTGATGAAGGTGACTATAGATCAAATCAGTATCAATATTGGTGACAATCTCGAGAACCTAGGGGTGACGAGTTTGCAACCATATAATGTTGAGACGGCTTTGAATGGTAATTTTGATGACTATTATGTGCGTGCTATGGATTTTGCCAAGGCAGCAGGTTTCGGTACACCCGGCAAGAAGCGTGACTATTGTTATGTAGGGAAGAATGGGAAAAGATATCCCTCTGAAGCCTTATTGAAAGAAGTCAATGCCTTATTGGAAGCTTACCGAGAAGGATACACTATACGAATCTCTTTTGAAGCTAATTTGAAAGATGAACCCAGATGTTCAATCAAGGTTAAGAAAGGTAAGACTCGTGTATTCTTTGCAACTCCTTTCGCCTACTATATCGTGATGAAATGTTTCTTAGGCCCTCTAATGACAGAGATGGCATCGCATTCGGAAGCTTTTCACACTACTATAGGTATAGACATGCATCGTCAGGCAGATGAGGTTTACAATCGTGTAACTCGTTTTTCTGAGGATTATCTGATGGAAGGTGATTATGGTGGTTATGATACAAGCATGCCTGTGGACATAGGTCTGGCTGCTTCTACTATCTACACAAATCTCTTGACGAGATTTGGGTATACTGAAGAACAGTTGCAAGTAGTGCGGGGTATCATGACGGAATCAATATTTGTCAATGTTGTCATCAATGGAGACAAATTTTGTGTGCCCGGCTTGCAACCCTCAGGGAAGTATGGAACAGCTGAAGATAATTCCGTTCGTGGACTAATTTTGATAGTCTATGCGTGGAATTGTTCCCCCTGTAGGAAATTGGATTTCTTTGAGCACAACGCCTTGATCACTTATGGTGACGATATGGGGTGTGGTGTATCTGCCAAGGCCATGTCAATGGGTTGGAATACTAAGTGGTATGCCAACTTTTGCGAAAACACCTATGGAATGACGTTTACCACAGCGTCGAAAGGTGAGGTAGAAGATGATTTCGTAAAGGCCTCTGAGTTTAGTTTTCTTAAAAGGAAGTTTAAATACTCAGAAGCCGCAGAAAAGATTGTAGCGCCCCTACAAATGGATTCTATCGCACGATCGTGCCAATGGTATTCACCTAGCCGTGCTGTTTCTAAACACACTCAGATGGAGGGTATAGTGCAAAGTGCTCTCCGTGAACTTTTCTTTCATTCCACTCAAGAGCAGTATGAAAGGATGGTTGATTATTATTTGCAGTTTTTCGATTATGAAATTAAGTTTCCAACTTATCATGAAGTTCTCGAATCGGTAACATGTCCCATAGCTATGAGTCTGGGGGAGGAAGGAGATTCTTATTTCGAGGAGAAATCAGCCGCTATGAGTGAAAGCGGTGAAGAGCCTCGAAATCTTGACTTTCACTCACATGGAGTTGGACTGCGTCGGTCAACTCCCAGTTATGAATGGCGTTCTAATAATAATTTGTTAAATCTTATACTCGACGAACTCATCGAGTTAGAAACTGAGTTCAAAAGCATGGATGATCCTTTTCCAGGATATTCTTTTAGGTCATTGAAGAAGATGCCATGTGTTAGAAATGATCGTCAATTGTGGAAGGAAGTTTCCACATATCATCGCCTACTGAACCGCAAGGAAGCTCTTGAAGCCACCGCTATGCGATTGCAGAAAGCGAAGATGAGAAGTGAGGTTGTTTTCTCCGAGGCAGACATGCCTGAAGAGGAAAAGAAGAAACCGTTC